CTCCTATTATTTCTCCTGTTTTTTTATTTATTACGTTGTAGTGTCCTTCTTCTTTTTCTTTTCCGTTTATTTTTTTCATTACGTAGCGTGCTACGTAGGCCGCGCTTTCGAATGTTAATGTTCCTACTTGGGTGAAGCCTTTTCCCCAGAGTTCTTCAAGTTCGTCACTCTGGTAGGCTGTTTCTCCCGATTTCGTTTTTCCTTGTACGACCAGGTCGTTGAGTTCCAGGCCGAACACGCAAGCGTGATAGTGAGGCCTTCCCTTTTCTTCTCCGTATTCTCCGCAGTGGTAGAATCGGAAGGGTCCTTTTTTCTTTCGCACTCTTCTCGCGAATTTTTGCCAGTCTTCGAGGACTAGGCTCCCCAATGGGGGAAGATATTCGTCGTCGTATGTGAGTGTTATGAAGTGGCATTTGTCCGGGTCGTTCATTTGGCGTTCGTGCATTATTCTGACGGCCCACTGTCTTGATTTTTCTAGCCTACAGCCTCGGCATCGTCCGCAGGCGATGGTTATCTCCCAGGCTTTGCTTCCTAGTTTTGTTTTGTCTTCGCGGACGATTCCGTCCGCTCCCCTGTTCCCGGTAATCGGGTAGTTACAGGCCACACCGTTAGAACCTCCAGCCGCCTCTCATGGGGGATTTCCCCTTGTTTATGGTGTGTCGTCGCCTGGGGTTATTTGCGCCGTTTCCTCGGCGCCTGGTCGATCGCGATCGTCGTCGTCTCATGGTGTCCCCTGTGTTTTTTTTGCCCCATTATGGGGCATTCCAATTATCTCTCTAGTTGTTAATTGGTCAGACTGGTCCCATCCAGTCTGTTTAGTTATTCCCCTCCTATGATGGGGTTTCCCTCCGGTGTGACCGGATCTGTCACAGCCGGCGCCGGTTCTTCTGGGGCCGGTTTGCCCGCGATCCCTAGTTCGATGGCTTCGGCTTCGTTTTCTGGATCTTCGCAGAAGTCCAAGAAGAGCTGGGGGTTGTTTTCGAATCTGCTTCGTACTTTGGAAGGCAGTTCGGCGAACATTTCGTCGGCTACGAGTTTGATGTTGAGTGCTTCTTGGTAGTCGCCGACGTTGGAGAAATCCCCGTACATGGGTCGTTGTGTTGTTTGCCGGATTATTCCGGTCTTGCGGTGTCGTTCCATGACTCGGTTGATGTCGCATTCGTCCTTAAAGCTTTGGTGTGTTCGGTCGTCTTTGCTGCAATCGACGGTGACCCTTTTTCGGACCGGTGTGGCAGGTGCTGCGTTAGTTGTCTTCTTGTCTGGCATTACCATCTCCCTCTCATTTTTTCGGTGTAGTCATCCCAGCCTTCCATGTAGTCGGGTTGTTGTTTTCGTCGGTCTTGTCTGAACTCTTCCATCCAGCGGTCCCAGTCGAGTCCGTGTGTGCGTTGGCGTTTTCCGGATTTTCCGGAGTGGGGTACTCCTTGATTTTGGTATTGCCAAGCATCTTGGCGGCGTTTTTGTTGTTGAGCTGGTGTTAGTTTTGGTGCTTTCCAGTTTTGAGGTTTGAAGAGCCAGTCCAAGGCAGTCGAGGGTACGCCATAGCCTTTTGCTACTAGTTCGGCCTTGACGGCTTCGGCCGTTCGGAGTCTGGCTTCGGCCGTTCGGAGTGTTTTGGTAGCGTCGTTTAGACCGGTGGCGCTTTTTTCTTTTTTTTCTTGTTCTTTGAGAAGTTTTCGCTGGGCGTAGCCCATAAAGGCGGCGTTGGCGGTTGCGCCGAAGTCAGGTATTTGGGCCATTGCACCAGGGGGTGACGCTGGTGGTTGTTGGCCGTATGCAAGCATGGGATTGAGGCCCGCAGCTTGCATATCTGCCGTTTGATATTGGTAACGGTTTTTTGTCATTCGCTCCTGAAATCTGCGGTTGTCTGAAGCAACTTTGGCGCTGACTCCTGCGCTGATGCCGGCTCCGGCGAGTGTGGCGAATGCTTGCCAAGGCATGTTCACTACAGCCTGGTCAATCCGGGTACGCCGTACTGCGGCATGGGCCGGACGCTTTTGTACTCGAAGTACATATCGGCGAGGAGGTCTGCGGATCCGAAGGTGCCCGGTGTCGCGAGCACTCGGTCGATCGGGGGGTTTTCTTCGATGAATGAAGCGCTGAGTGTCGGTCGTGGGCTGAATTCTTGTGCTAGGTGCCAGATGTCCATGGAGGATGCGTGCGAGCTGCGGAAAATTCCGCTGATCGTGCTGGGCTTGTATCGGTATTCGGCGAATCGTGTTTGGTAGCCGAAGACGGTTTCATCGTTGGCTGTTCCGTCGGCAAATATCTCTTTTGACAAAATGCTTTGCTCCCCCAAATTCGACAATTCCGGCCAATAGAAGTCCCATCGGCTTCGGCGACTGTGTGTGCGTTCGAGTCCTTGTTGATAGTTGAGGTCTGCTCTGGCTGAGATGACTCCGATGATGACGGAGTGTTCGTGGAAGGTTTTCGAGAATCCGTTGCCGCTTTTTACTGCGGAGGCCCATGCGGCCAGACTGCCCATCCTGTAGTGCTCGTCTGCGGTTCCGAAGCCGCTCGTTTGAACGACCTGGTTGACGCCGATAGGTACGGTTCCGCCGCCGAGGTATTCGGGGCGTTGAAGTCTGGAGTCCGGTATGGAGACTCCAAAGTGGCTTAGTATGACTTCCTTGTATCTGGTGCCGCCTCTGGCGTCCTTTTCGTAGAGGCGTTGTATTGAGATGTTTTGGCGCAGCTGGTTGATGGTTGCGCCGACTGCGGTACTGAGATCGGCGATGAGTGGATCGGCGCTGACGGTGTTTAGTGCATCCAGTTGAACAGATAGGGTTCCAACGGAGGAGGACGTTCTGAGGAATTGAGTGGGACCCCCGGTTTCGGTGTGGATCGGTGCGGATTCTCCGATCGGTAGTTCGACGGCTTCGCCTTTTTGCGGCCAGGGCAACGCGCTGGTGAAGTAGTCATGTCGTTTGCCTCGAGGATGTAGAACGTCGTAGTCGGCGGGATTGTCTGGTCCGTCATTTGTGTCGACGGTTATGCTGTCTTGGAGATTTTCGTCTCTGTACCAGTCGTTCCAGATTTTATTCATTGCACGGCCGTACAAATTGGATATGCCGGGTACTGACGGAAAGTTTATACCCGGTGGGATTCCGATATGATCGTAGAATCCGTTTGCGGCGAAGCCAGCGGTGGCTGTGACTATGGGAACCTCATAGTCGGTGCTGTCGCCCGGATCGATTTGTTCCCCGCAGAATTTCTGCCAGTTGTCCCATATGATTCGATTGGGGACGGCCCACCAGTGCATGTCGATATACATGTTGTCGACTACCGGGACGATCTGAGTGGCGAGTCGGGCGAATATTGTCGGATTCATTTGCATCGTGTCGCCCGGTAGTGCTTCGTCTATGAAGATTGGTGTTATCTCTCCGAAGTTTAGAGTGGTTTTCATGCCGCAGCTGCGGTTGAAGACTGATCGCGGAACGTGTGAGCGCGGTATTCGCGCGAAATCATGTTGTCCTTGTGTGGTTCCGGGTAGATTTTTGACGCGTGCCATCTTGGTTTCCTTTTAAGTTTCGAGCGGCCTGGTCACAGCTGCGATCGCGAGCGCGACCAGGCCGCCGCCCCCAAAGCACTGTTTATGAGCGCTGCGGAGCGTTCTTTTCCGGCCATTTGACGGCCGGGTTATTGTTTGCGATTGCACTTGGTCCGTTGGTGTTGTCGGGCCGTTCTATCTCCAGTAGTCGGTCATCTCTGTATTGGAGTGCTGTTCCTAGGGATTTGTTTGCTTTCGCAGCAAACAGGGTTCCTGAGTCTTGATCCCATTCGCCGACGGTGAAGAGCGTGTAATCCTCGCTCCACTTGTTGAAGTTGTGGTTTTCTTCGTTTGCTGCTTGCTGAAAGAGCCGGATTGCGAGGCCGTCCGTTTGTGCGAAGAACGGCGGCAGATATGCCTCGGCTTTGGAGTCGTATACGGCGAACACTTTTTCCATTTAGGTTATTCCTTTTGTGACTGCATCTATTATGCAGGTTATTAGGTGAATTGCCCAGTCGCCTAGTTTTTCCCAGAAGCTGCTCTGTTCGGGTTGGATTTCTACATACCCCATTCTGGTTCCCTCTTGTATCTTTCTTCTCGTTGTCGAAGGATGTTTTCCTTCGTTTTCAGGCG